AGACTTTGGGTCGCCAATAGCATCCTGTAAATCGAAATCGAAATCATCAGGAAGTTCTAGTTGGGTGGATGGTTTACCATTCACTAAGTAGTCTTTTACTGTTTCTACCAAGCCTTCATCCTCGTTCATACGAGCGAGTAAAGGCATAAACGGTTCAACTTCATCTAGTTTAGCTTTCATTTTTTGTGCTTCCCTAGAGGAATCTTTGTACCGCTTCTCATAATTCACCATAGGTTCTTCAGAGTCAGGGTTGCCTTGCACTTCTGCAGGGGCCTGAGTTACCGATTCTTCCACTGGTTGTGGTTCGGCATCATCTTGGATGGCACCATTGACCTCTCGGTCTAGATCGGCAAAGAAATTGTCAGTGGAGCCAAAAATTGATTCATCTACTGCTTCTTGAGGAACAGTATTTGCATCAGCTTCTGGGTTTGCCATTGTATCAGTTTCCATTTGCTTTCCTTTGTTTTTGTTGTTGTTCAATTAAACGAAGTTTATTTGCAGTAAGTTCTTTATTAGAACTCATTTGACGCTCAGTGTCTTTCATTTTTAACTGAACATCGCCTGCTGTCTTCCTAACTTCGTTTTCAACTTGCATAACCTTTGCTTTGATACCCGATTGAACGAGTTGTCTTTCAAGGGTCTGCATTATTCCGTCTTGGTCTTTTACTTTAGATTCCAATTCGGAAATCTTACTCTGCATTTGTGCATACAGAGATTTACGCTCAGCTATCTTATCTTTTTGTCTTACATCTGTTTCTGCAAGAACTGCGATATCATCAACAACGCCAAGCTTTAATAATTCTTTTAATTCTGCTAAATATGCCCAACGATTTACAGGAAGTGTTGCACCACCAATAATACGAACATCAAATTTTCCTGATTCGTAGTCCAAAAACTTTCCAACCGCTTCTCCCATATCGTTATACATTGGAACATTTATTTCTACTTGCCTACCTTCATCTTGTAAAGCATTTGGTTGTACTAATCTAAAAACTTTATGTGCTTTATATACTGCTTGCGAATAATCTCGTACTACTTTTCCAATTTGTGTTAACGCAGGCTCAATAGATGCTTTCATCCATTGCTTTACTCTTCTAGTTCCGTATTCATCTAAAGCTAACATCCCTCTGTAAGTTTCAGATTGCTCGCTAGGGTTACCCATTGCTTGAGAATATATACCAGCCAAGTATTCCATCTCTCCCTTACCGCCTTCTACAATATTTGCAAAAGCATTAGAAAGTTGCATCGGCATTACAGGCGTAGGCGTTTCATAGCCACTATTAATTGGAAGTAATGCACCTGGGGATGCACTATACTTTTCCCAGTAAGCAGTATCAATCGAACCTTCTTCATACATCCACCTTAAACTAGAACCTAGTGATGCATTATGTACCATAAGCTGGTGTGCTTTGTTGATTTCTTTTTGCTTACCGACTAAAGGGGAAACTGCACTCATTGCAAATGGCGTACCAGTCCACTTATATGTGAAAGGGATAATCGGGTAGTGTTCACTAGGAAGGTCGCGTTCCTTTATGAACTGGTCGCCAACTGTACATGTTAATTTAACTACTTGCTTATAAAACTTTACAGCATCAACTATGTATTTTGCTGAGATTTTATCTTGCAATAATAAGTTATAAGCTTTTTCAGATAATATCTGATTTTCTGTAACTGTTAATTGTGTTTGTGCCTCATAAAGCAATTGTTCAGACATTTGAGCAAGTTGTGCCTCGTTTTGCTTTGTTAATTTTTCTAATTCAAGATTCATTCTTTCTTCAATCATTTGACCGCTTTGAACTGCTTGTTGTAATTGCATAGTTGTTTCTTGAAGCTTTACTTGCATTTCTTTACTAGCTTCTTCTAATTGCATTTCAACTTGCTCTTGTGCTTTTGCTAGGTCTTGAGGCTTTGGTGGTATCTGTATAAATACATTGTAAAATGCTCTGCTTTCTTTTTCAAAGCATTCTATATAATCAATTAAAGGTGAGTCTCCACCTTTAGAATCATAAGCTTCATTTATATCATTGCCTTGTATATCAGCAGTAAATAAAGCATTAGGCGAATAATTGTATTCTGAAAAACTACCATTAGCTTTTTTAATTTTAGTAGAATACTCTGGATACAATTGCATTAATTGTTCTTTAGACATAATCTTACGAATAAGAATATGAGCGGCATCACGAAATAATGGATCTCTAGACTTAGGGTCTACATACAAATCAAATGAATTAGGATTTTTAATAACTACTTCACCCATACCCCTATCTTTATTTGCATCCACATCTACCATAAGATAGCCGACACTTTTTGTAATAGCATCGTTAACAACATTTGAATACAAAGTAGCACCATCCGATTGCGACCATATATAATCAGCTACATCAGAAAAGACTGCCGCTACATCACTATCACTACCTTCTCTAGCTATTGCTTGCCATCTTGGGTTATTAGCGGTAGCGTAGAAATTTAGCATTTCGACTACAGGAATAATTCTATTAACAGTAAAAGTAGGCATGCCTTGTTCATTCAAAGCTTCTACTTCTTCTTTAGATAATTGGTTATCAAGATAGAAGTCATACCCCTCTTGATTAACAGTTTCCCAATCTACACGATGCTGATTATTTAAAGAGTTAAATAAATTCTTAACTCTGTTTGCTTTATCTTTTTGAGTCAAAATTATTTATCCTTAAATAATCCTTCAATGATATCAGCAACTAGGTCAACACACTTTTCAAAGAATATCTGCTCTTTATCTTCAGATACAAAAGGTATGTCAATCTTCTTATTAATTTTACTTGCAAGGTCCTCTTGAAATTCATCAGACTGAACCCACTCAACTGCTTTTTTACCAAGCTCATCAGCTTGTTGTTCTGCTAACTTAAGTGCAATTAGTTTTAAACTCATTTTATCTCCTTATGCAACAACCCAATTTTTAGGTTGCGGTCTATATTTAGAATAAACACCATTCTTTGCGAGAGACAAATTCGTAGGGGGTGAAGCAAATTTACAGGCGTAGGCTAATGCATCTATAGTGTCATCATGAGCCATGCGGGGACCAAAAGTTAACACTTCATGCTCTAAATCGAAATGAGTTTTTCTAATATGCATTGTTCCAACTGCAAATCTCTGAGAGAGAACACTTTGTATTCTATCTAACTTACTCATGCGAGTCCCTGGCTTTTCTTCTTTAAATTTTACACTAAAGTCATTTCTTCTTCTCATTTCGCTTCGTAGCGATTGAAAGATAGGCCTAGACATTGTAGTATCTTCAATAACAAATAAATTAGGATTGTATTTACGTTGCATTTCAAACATGTGGTCAACGATACCAATCTTTTCTTCACCTGGGATTCCAAGGACAGGAAGTCCTCGTTGTCTAATATAATCTAAAACATAAACATTATTATTCTCATCTACTGCAACAATCATAATAACAGAATAGTCAGACGTAGAACGCATACTATCTGTTGCTGGGTCAACTCCAGCAAAAACATTAACAGGAAATTCTTTGCCATTATTATATAGCATTGGAACTCCTGTATCAGCATCAATACTAAATTTGCCATCGTGATACTTGACATGCTTTCGATTAAAGATTGAATCTTCTTCACTTTGTACTTGCATCATATATTCTTGATGAAACTTGTGAGGCATACCTGAATCTGCGTAGAATTTTTTCTTTTCTTCTAGTTTAGACTTAGGAAACCAACTATCCCAAAGCGAGTTGCCCTGAGGGTCAATTGCAGTATATGTTATTACATTCCAAGCAAAGTCTTTCTTTTCTTGTTTTGCCTTGCTATGGTTTACAAGTAGATTATTGATAAAACTATCAAAATGAACAGGTGTACCATTGATACGGAGCCTGCCAGTATGAGGCTCCAAAGCAGGATAAACAACCGCAGTGATAAGGTTTGCGTTTTTTGATCTACTCTCTGGAGTAAGCGTATTATTCTCATCTTCAAAATCATCCAATATTATTAGGTCATATCGTTTGTGCAACTTTGCACCACCACGAATACCTGAGATGTTCGATTTACAGACAAGTTTGCATCCATTCGCTAACTCAATATCTTCTTCAGTCCACTTCTTGCCTTTTTGTTGACCAAAGTAATAATGAATCTTTTCATTGTATTCTAAATGATACTTCACATAATCCATATTGCCTGTTGCAAGTTTTTGAGTAGCAGATACCCATCCATAAAAATGTGGCTCTTGAGCAAAACAAAAGTCATGGAGTATAGAGGCTTTTGTAAGTACGGTTTTTCCATGACCACGAGGTAAAATAATAGCCACCTGTTTATCATCAGGATTATTAATGGCATCTGCTACTTCATAGTGAAACGGAGGAGTCTCACTTCTCATAAAGTCGTCAGGAAGAAATAACTTCCCAAAACTAATTAAATCTTTTTTAGCTAATTCAAGTGCTTCTTCTTGTACGCTAATATTTTCTATTTTTGTCATCGTTACCTTTGTATAAGCCATGAGCTATACCAAAGGGTGCAATCGCAGGGAGTTTGTTGTATAATTGTTCTATTTGGTCATGAGCAAGAACTCTTCTTAAATCAGTATAAGGTAAACTTTGACCTTCCATATCTCTAAGTTTTACAAATTTCTTTGTAAGTCTTACTGGGTCTTCACCAAGTTCAAATCTTAACTGGTCAATTCTTCTATATATTTCTTGTTCTGTACTAAGGTATTTATGAAATTCTCTTGTTGTTGCTTGAAGCTTACCTCTATTATTTCTATACATAGCACCTGAAGAAACTCTTGCTCCTTCTTGCAGTCTACTAATTGAGCGAGCATTTCTAATCATTTTACCAGCATCGCCTAATTTATAATTTCTACCAAAATTTAAAGCATGTCCAAATTCATGCACACCTAGTGATTTTATAAATTGCTTAAAAGTTAAATTAGCTTCTATAGCTTCTTGTCTTAAAATGTCATAATTTAAATATTTAGGATTAAGAGCTACTTCGTTTAGCCCCCCTACAGGTCCGTTTTTATATCCTACTGGAGATTTAAACCAATACTGAGCATTTGTATTATAATCCATATCACGTCTAACAACAACATCAACATCACGAAGACTAATAGGACCCTTATTAAATTCACTATATGGTCTATGTATTTTTTTTACCTTTTCACCTTGAAACTCAAAATAATCTTTACCATCTAAAGATTTACTACCATCTCTTTGAAACTTCATTGTCTTTTTAATTTTTTCAATTTCAGGACCTCGATATGTGTTGTACCAATCTTCAATCCACTTTTTACCCTCAAGCATTTCTTTTTTAGGACTCCATGCACCGCTTTTCCACTCGTCAATATCTATTTTTCTACTCATTGGAACGTCACGCCACTTTTTCATATTCTTAATAGCACTACGCATACCTTTTTTAACAGGACCTGGGACAAAGGGCAAAGCCATAGCAAGATTTACTAAAGATGGATCATTTGCTTTAGTAGGTGTACCTAAAAGTTCCATAACACTAATAAGCTTATCATCCACAGGAGGCAAGTCTTTTGAAGTTTTATACTTCCCTCCTGTAATTAAACCTAATAATGTTTTATCTTCTGCTTTTTTATTCTTCAAGTCCTTCTGCCTC